GGAGCAACTGGTGCAACTGGTCAAACTGGTCTTACAGGTGCAACTGGTTTAACTGGTTTAACTGGATCAACAGGAGCAACTGGTGCAACTGGTCAAACTGGTCTTACAGGTGCAACTGGTCTTACAGGTGCAACTGGTCTTACAGGTGCAGTAGGAACTACTGGTGCAACAGGAGTAACTGGTTTAACTGGTGCAACAGGAGTAACTGGTTTGACTGGAGCAACAGGAGCAACTGGTGCTACTGGCAACACGGGCGCAACAAGTGCAACAGGAGTAACCGGTCCAACTGGCGCAACTGGCTTAACTGGCGCAACAGGAGTTACTGGCGCAACTGGCTCAGGCTCATCATGGACGTATATCGGTGCGGTGACATCTTCTAGCGGTTCATCAGTAACATTCTCTGGCCTTGGCGGGACTTACAAACAACTATTTCTTACTTTTAATGGTGTATCTACAAGCACAAACTCTCTTGTTTTCTTTAGACTTAATAATGACTCCAACAACAATTATAATATTTATTCTAATAGAACTTACGGTGGTAGTGAGTACCTTGGAATGTCCGTAGGTTTTATCTATGGCTGTGTAGGAACGATGACAGCGTTTGACACCTCTTCTGGAAGCATGACTGTAGTAGGAGCTGACAGCACAGGAGATAAGGGTGTGTCACTCAACTATAAAGGCAAATTGTCAGCTTGGATTACAGGGAGTCTTGTGCAAGACATCAACGAGACTCTAGGTGGAACCTATACTGGCGGGTCTGCTATATCTAGTATTAACATTAGTCTCAACAGCGGAACTTTCAGTGCTGGTACATGGAAACTGTGGGGTGCGTGATAATGTCAGACGTTAATGAGTTCAATGCTGAAACTGGCGAGGCAGTCCTGCGCCCGTATACCGAAGAAGAGCTTGCCCAAGTAGAACGAGATGCTAGTATCTCAGCAGAGCCAGAGACTAGACCAATTGGCGAAGATCCTCTAAAATTATCAGCATTAGCCAAGCTTACTTCCTTGGGACTAACCGAGGAAGAGGCTCGCTCAATAGCTGGGCTGTAAGCCTTTCTAGAACACCTAAAACGCCCTAAACCGTGTTAAAATCTGTACATCCTTAACTTTAAGGGTGTACACTTTTTTATTTGCCTTGTTCGGTTGGTAAAATTGTACATTAGAACGGAGAAAGTATCATTTCTGACAAAAATGTACATGCGCTTTTGTACGCTAGAGTTAGCACTCAGATGCAGGTTCAAGACGGTTTATCATTGCAAGCTCAAGAGCGTGTTTTACGCAACGCGGCTGAATTAGCAGGCTTCACAAGCATGGAGTTGCTCTTAGAGGAGGGTAGATCTGGCAAGTCAATTAAGGGGCGTCCTGTTCTAAAAGATGCCTTACAAAGGCTAGATGAGGGCAGTGCGGACGCTCTTATTGTTTCTCGTATTGACCGCCTAGCTCGTTCGACACAGGACTTTCTCAGCATCGTTGACAGAGCCCACAAGAATAGCTGGCGTCTTGTTCTGCTAGATCTTAATCTTGACACCTCTTCTTATCAAGGAAGATTCGTGGTTACCGTCATGTCAGCGCTTGCCGAGATGGAACGTGGCATCATTGCAGAGCGCCAAAAAGATGTACATAAATACAGACGAGACAATGGAAAAGTCTGGGGCAAAGACCTTGGTCCTAAGCAACTTATCTCTGACGAGATACGTAGTCGTATTGTCACTGAGAAGGACAAAGGTCTCTCACTTAGAGCTATAGCTCGTCTTCTCGACGCAGAAGGAATCCCAACTGCTTATGGTGGAAAGTGGACAGCTTCTAGCATTAAGTACGTTCTAGACAGAAACACTTGATCCTTACTAGTGTAGAATAAGCCTGTACTCTTTAGGAGAATAATGAACATCCTTGGCACAGTTGCAAGCGCGTATTACACTCCACCAGCACTTGACGCATTAGTAGTTGCAGGTGGTGGTGGCTCATCTCGTGGACCTGGTGGAGCAGGCGGTCTACGTTCTATTTCTAACTCTCTAATAAGCTCTGGCACTACCTACTCTATTTCAATTGGTGGTGGTGGCTCATACAATGATAGAAACACAAACAGCGGAGCTCCTTATGGAACTAATGGTGGAAACTCTTCTCTGTCTGGTGGGTCTATAAGCATAACGTCAAGTGGTGGTGGTGGCGGCGGTAACGGCGATAGCAATGCTTCAGGTTTTCCTGGCACTGGTAATGGCCGCGCTGGTGGTTCAGGTGGCGGTGCTGGAAATGACGACAACACAACATTTAGTGGCGGATCTGGCAATATTGGCGGATACACTCCTTCTGAAGGTAACAATGGCGGTAACTCTTTCGTTCAAGACTACGTTGATGCAAGAACTGGTGGAGGCGGCGGCGCTGGTGGTAATGGAGGAAACGCCTCATTTGGTGTAGAAGGTCTTGGTGGCGATGGCTCATCAGCATTCTCTTCATGGGGTGCTGCAACATCAACTGGTCATAACGTTGGTGGCACTTACTACTTCGCAGGAGGTGGTACTGCCGGATCAACTACTCCTAAAGGCGGTGGAGGAACTAGCGGAGTATCTGGCTCGGCTAACACTGGTGGAGGGTCAGGTGGCTACGGAAATGGCGGAGTCACTGGCGGCTCAGGCATTGTAATTATTAGAACTACAGAAGGCGTTCCAACTGCGTCATGCACTGGAGCACAGAATAGTAACTCTCCATACGTTAGTGGTGGGTACAAATATTATGTCTGGAAAGGCAACGGAACTATTTCTTGGACACTGGGGTAGCACATGGCACATTTTGCTAAAGTAGATAGTAGTAATACTGTGATTGATGTTGTAGTACTTGATGACTCATTAGAAGCTAACGGCGTTGCATTCTTAAACGAGCACTTCTCACACGAAGGTACATGGGTACAAACTTCTATTAACACTCATGCTGGGCAGCACTTACAAGGAAAAGCACCGTTACGTAAAAACTATGCAATGATAGGCGGAGTGTACGATTCTTCTCGCGATGCTTTCTATGCCCCACAACCTTTTCCATCATGGATTTTAGACGAAGAAACTTGCTTATGGAACGCGCCAGTGCCAATGCCAGAAGATAGCGAAGACTATCAATGGAATGAATCAACTATTTCTTGGGTAAAGTAGTTTCTAAAATACAGCAATAAAAATTAGGAAGAGCCGGTAGCGTAGGGACTGTGTTTCTACGCTATCCGGCTCTTGTAAGTTTTGGTATCTCTCCCAAGACCAAAAACTTAGTTTGTACTATATACCTATATAGTACTTTTTGCTGCTATTTGACAGGCAAACCTGTGATTGATTTCCAGGTCTTAGCATCTACCACTCCAGTTACAGGCAGCTTCTTAGCCTTCTGATGGGCTATTACAGCCTTCTTTGTGACTGGACCGAATTGACCATCGGCTGGCTTGAGGCCAAGGGCAGCCTGAACTGTCTTAACGTGGATGCCTGACTCACCTGGGTCGATTGTCTCGCCAGGATAGACCTTGCCAGTTGTATCCTTTTCTTTTACTTCCTTAACGGCAACTGGAGCAGCTGCAGATCCAGCGTAGTCAGGACGACCCCAACCAACAACTGCCATCATAAGCTTCTTCGCGTTGTTCTTGCGGAACCCGCGCTCCTTCTTGCAAACTTCTCCGCCGTTACGCTGGTCTCCGCTAGGAGCTCCTGCGGTGTTACCTTCGAGGCAAATTGCAATACCTGTCTTAGCGTCTGCCTTGACAACGATACCTACGTGTGAGATGCGGTCTACGCCGTCGCCTGGGAAGTCGAAGTACACGATGTCGCCTGGTTCAGGGACATTTACTCCGTCATTGTCATACCAACGCTTTTGCTTCTTAAATGCATCTGCACCAGATACTGTTGAGACAGTATTTGGAACCTTAACGCCAGCTTGGTTTGCGCACCACATTACGTAGCTTCCGCACCAAGGCAAGAAGTTTGCCTTTGTGAAAGCACCGTACTTGGTTTCGTTATCTTTAGGACCTTCAATAGTTCCTACCTCAGCAAGCGCGACTTCAATAAGTCGTGCGGCTGTGCCTTGTGCTGCTGCCATATCTATTCTCCTCTAGTTACTTCATTACGATTACTGATAATTTTACCTTAGGGCACTTGGCGTTGATGTCCTTGAGCACCTTTAGTTCTTTTTCGTCAACGGTCAATGACCAACGAACCTTTACCTGCACCCACTGCTTAACATAAGCGCAGTGATAACTTGCTAGTGGAGGCAGCCATTCACCTGGATCTTGATCTGACTTCGAGCGGTTAGACGCTGCGGTGACAGCGATGAGCGAGATTGGATCACCCATATCGTTCGCGTAAACCTCACGCTTTGCCGCGTCCCACTTGTTGGCGCCTGAATCCCATGCCTCGGCTAGAGGCACAAAGTGGTCAACGTCAAGACCAGAAAAATTAGTAACGTTTACTCCGTCATAGGCAGAAGCCCACTTACCTGTGTCCTTTACGATCTTGCATCCTGCGTCAACCTTAGGCTTTTCAAGTGCCTCCTGAAGGATCACGTCATTGCGTGTGTTGCAGCCGTTCTTGTCAAGATCTGACCAGTGCTTGAAGTTACTACGTGAGTAGCCAGCACGCACATCTGGCGCTACCTTAAGTACTTTAATTGCTGCATCTACTGATGCAAATGTTTTTGGTGCGTCTGCTGCCTGAGCATGTGTCATTGTAGACACGAGTGCTAAAGCAGTCAGCGCAATCGCTGACTTGCTAATTTTCATTGTTTTCCTATCGCGCGAATCGAGAAGCAAGATTCCAGTCAACTTCTCCTGACTGGACTGCAC